ATGGAGATAAGTGTTAAAAACGATGAACAACTTATCAAAATGGCTACTATCATACAACGCGCCTTAAATAACATATCAGATGATGGTGGATATGGAATCTCAGAAGAGGAAAAAGCTCAATTATTAGCGGAAATAGATAAAATACATGAAAAAAACAATTGATAAATGTCTACTCAATATGGATTTCCTTCATTTAATAATACCCAAAATAACCAAAATCAGGGTGCTCTCGCTCAGGCAATAGCGGCGGCTGGAAGTCAACTTACTCCTGTTCGTGTTAAAAGTATAATACTTACAAGTGAACATCCAAGATTTAAAGAATTAGGTGAATGGAACTCATTAGGTGCTATAGAATTTGAACCTGTATCTAACCCATCAGGACAATCAAATAAACTCTCAGTAGCATACCCATTATATCCTAATGTTAAAAATTATCCTTTAATAAATGAGATTGTATTCTTAATTTCATTACCTAGTATAGGAATTGGATTAACATGGAATGCTGCTCGTTCTTATTATGTTAGTATTGTCTCACTATGGAATCATCCTCACCATAATGCTTACCCTGAAAATCCTAATGTTACCCCTCCTTCACAAACAAAGGATTATACTCAAACTCAAGCAGGTAGTGTTAGACGTGTAACTGACCAAAGTACTGAGATATTTTTAGGACAAACATTTAAAGAACGTTCTAATATACATCCCTTATTACCATTTGAAGGAGACATTATACAGGAAGGAAGATGGGGAAATAGTATAAGACTTAGCTCAACTGTTAGACGAGCTGGTGAACGTAACAGTTGGTCATCATTTGGTATTGATGGTGATCCAATAATTATATTACGTAATGGCCAACCGTCAGACGCTAATGATGAAGGATGGATACCAATCGCTGAAGATATAAACAAAGATTTATCTTCTATATATAATACTAGTACACAAAAAATCCCACTAGAAGCATCAAGTACTAGTTATATAAGTTACAAATCAGACTCGCCTACTAACCCCAAAGAATTTAAAGATAACCCACAAATTATTTTAAATTCAGGACGATTAGTATTTAATACTACTCAAGATCATATATTATTAAGTTCTAAAAAATCCATTAATTTAAACGCTGTAACATCGGTTAATATTGATGCTCCTAATACTATAATACAATCTACTAATGTTTATCTAGGGTCTAAAGACGCTACAGAATCAGTATTATTAGGTGACACTACAGTGTCATTACTAAAAACATTAGTACAAAACCTACAATCCTTCATGCAAATATGCAGTACACTAGTAGGTGTACCTTCAGGTGCTCCTTTAGCCCCATTAAATGCAGTTGCATCTCAGTTAATCACAACATTATCTCAATTAAATACTAATTTAGATAGTACTAAATCAAAATATGTAAAAACAACATAATGGCTTCTCCTTTAGATATAGAAAACATAAGAAAAAAGGCCGCTGAACAAATTAAAGGTGATGCTAATAAAATATTAGATGTTAATCTATCCGCTATACAAAATGCTATTCCTGGTTCTTTAAAACCTCAAGGTAATGCTAAATTAAGTGGAGCTATAACAGCCATAGGTAAAAAAATATATACTATATTCATACCGATAGCCTTAAATATAGCTAAAGAATTAGGAGCATCTATAGTGCAAGAACAATTAGGTAATTTAAGGGAACAAATTATATCTAAAGATGGATGCCCGACTGACCCAAGAATACTAGAATTATTAGCTCAACGTAATAATTTAGTAGTACAATTAAATAGAATTAGCAGACAATTAGATAGGTTAATACAGGCTTTAACTGGGCTAAACACATTTTTTGATATTAGTCAAATAGCTATTACGGCTATTAAATTAACTAAAACTATAACATCAACCGCTGTAAAAATTATTCCTTCTCCTCCTGGCACTCCAGGTATTATAACATCAACATTAAGTGATTTAGAGACTATAATCAATAAACTCTTATTTAGTAAAATAGGTGAACCAAAATTACCTAAAGTATCTGGTTCTATAGCAGCCGCTTCACTTGCTGTATCAATTGTTAATGGTTATATACAATTAATAATAGCCATATTAACCGCTATAGATATTAAATTAAAACAATGTAGTCCAAACTTAGCTGGAGATGGTACCTTACCAGGACTAACCCCAATATCATCAGATTTAATTTCTATATCATTATTACAAACTCAAGCTGAACAAACTCAAAATGATGTAACATACGCTGGTTTTGTAATAGAAATTGAAGAAGTACCATACACCCCAACTGTAAACCGTAGAAGAGCAATAGGTAAAAATCAAAGTGGGATTAAATTAGTACAAACAGAATTATCATTCACTACACAGGATAAAGTATTAATAAATGAACTCAAATTAATAATTGATAGAGATAATTTAAAAGCTTATTAAACATAATATTTATAACATATGGACATTATTAAATTTAAAAAAATCATTAAAGAGTCAGTAAGAGAAGTAATTCAAGAAGAATTACGTGACATCTTATTAGAGGCTGTTAAAGCCCCTAAAACAGTAGTATCAGAGACAGTACAACCTAATGCTTATGCCCAACCTCAAGTTTCACAACCTAAACAATTAACTTCAGCAGAACGTAGAGCAATGTTTGGTAATATACTTGAGGATGTACGAAATGGAGGCATAGCTTCAACAAATAATATACCTTTTAGACCTACAGGTCCTATTGACCCAGTTAATGGAAGTCTACCTGAAGGTGAATTAGAATTAGATCAAATAATGGGATTAATGAGTAAATAATGACATTCGGAGCAAAGAAAATATTTCCTATTGACACCCAACCTGGTACAGCGGTTGGTGTGAGTATTCCTTTTAATGCTCCTGCTGTATTTTATTCAACATATACTACTAAAGATGCTGTTAGAAATAATTTACTTAATTATTTTTTAACTAATAAGACTGAAAGATATTTGAATCCATCGTTTGGTGCTGATCTAAGAGCATTTATATTTGAGCAAATAACTGATGGTAATTTAGAGGGCCTTAAACAAGATATACAATCACAAATAAGTCTATATTTTCCTAATGTAATTGTAGTATCTCTAGAAATACTATCAAATAATGATAATAATGAAATAACAGTAGTCTTAAAATATAATATAGTAGATACTGGAATATCAGACCAATTACAAATAACATTCCAATAATGGCTACAAATAATAATACTAAAAAGGATATAAAATATATAAACAAGGACTTTGCTGAAATAAGAGCTAGTTTGATAAACTATGCTCAAACTTATTTCCCTACAACATATAATGACTTCAGTCCATCGTCACCAGGTATGATGTTTATGGAAATGGCTGCTTATGTTGGTGATGTTCTATCTTTTTACCTTGACAACCAATTGCAAGAAAATTTCTTACAATATGCTCGTCAAACAAATAACTTATTTGAGTTGGCATATATGTTTGGTTACAAACCAAATGTAACTCAAGTAGCTATAACTGAAATTGATTTTTACCAACAACTGCCGGCTAAATTATCAGGTAGTGAATATATCCCCGATTACGATTATGCTTTATTCATACCAACAAACTCGACAGTATCTTCAAATCTAACTAATATTACAACCACGTTTTTAATAGAAGACCCAGTTGATTTTACAGTATCATCATCTCAAGACCCAACTGAAGTAACTGTATACTCTGTAGCCGGTGGTAATCCAACTTATTACTTACTTAAGAAGAGTAGAAAAGCTATATCTTCTACTATAAATACAACAACATTTAGTTTTGGTAACCCACAAAAATTTGCGACTGTTAATCTAGATAGTAATAGAATTATAGGTGTATTAGATGTATTTGATACTGATGGAAATCAATGGTATGAAGTAGATCATTTAGGACAAGAAATGATTTATACTTCTGTTAAGAATACTAATCCTAATGATCCTAATTTTTATATTGATCAAGGTAATGCACCATATCTTCTTAAATTAGAAAAACAACAGCGTCGTTTCACAACACGTTTTATAAACTCAACAACACTGCAATTCCAATTTGGTGCTGGTACAACAAATGATACTGATGAAGAAATAACACCTAATCCTAATAATGTAGGTATAGGTTTACCTTTTGAGAAAACAAAACTCACAACAGCATATTCTCCATCTAATTTCTTATTCACAAAAACATATGGTATTGCTCCTTCCAACACAACATTAACTATAAGATATTTAACAGGTGGTGGTGTCACAGCGAATGTAAATGCTAATGTTTTAAATACGTTAAATTCAACCCCAACATTTTTAAATTCAAACTTAAACTCAACAACTGCCAATACTGTATTTAGTTCATTAGCTGTAACTAACCCATTCGCGGCGGATGGTGGTGGAGATGGAGATACAATTGAAGAAATTAGACAAAACTCAATGGCTAATTTTGCTTCACAATTACGTAATGTAACCCAAGATGATTATTTAGTAAGAGCTCTATCAATGCCTGCTAAGTATGGTGTTATATCTAAAGCATATATAGAACCTACCAAACGTGACTCTTTAATATCAGCTGGTGAATCTAATTCAGTGCTAGATTTATATATTTTAAGTTATAATGCTGATAAAACATTACGTACAAGTACAGATGCTTTAAAACAGAATTTAACAACATATTTATCCCAATATAGAATGATTGGTGATGCTGTTAATATTAAAGATGGATTTATTGTTAATATAGGTGTAAACTTTGAAATAATAATCCTACCAGACTTTAATAATAATGAAGTTTTAATTAAATGTATTGATGCTTTAAAAACATATTTCTCTATAGATAATTGGCAAATAAACCAGCCTATCATATTGAGAGAATTGTATATCCTATTAGACAGAATACAAGGTGTACAAACTGTAAAAAATATTGAGATAATAAATCTAGTTGGTGAAAACTTAGGATATAGTCCTTACGCTTATGATATTAAAGCAGCAACATCAGCAAATGTTGTGTATCCTTCGCTTGATCCATCTATTTTTGAAGTTAAATATCCAAATATAGATATTTCCGGAAAAGTAGTACCATTATAATATTAAACCATGGCCGTATATAAAATATTTCCAAGTAAAGACGCTACTCTATATTCAATGTTCCCTAGCATGAACACTGGGTTAGATGAAATTATTGAGTCTACTCAAACACAGATTGCCACTGAAAATAATAGTAACCCACAAGTTAGTAGATTCCTCATTCAGTTTTCTCAAGACGAAATTGATGATATTCTAGAAAATAAAATAGGTATAAGTAGCTCAGCCCAACTAATGGATACATCATCATGGACAGCTACTTTAAATTGTTTTATAGCTACTGAAACTGGATTAGCGTTAGACACCCAAATTGATTGCTACCCAATCTTTGGTAACTGGGGAATGGGTACAGGGAAATATCTAGATGAACCTGAAATATCTAACGGTACAAGCTGGATTTGGTTAGATTACTCAGGCTCAACAAAGTGGTTCACATCAGGTTACCCATCCAATGTTACTGGTTCTTTTAATACTAATTTTGCTATAGCCGGGGGTGGAAACTGGTGGACAGGATCTAATGTTGCTTATTTTAATGCTACTCAATACCCTATAACTGCCTCACAAATATTTAGTTATTCTAGTGATAAGGATGTTAACTTAAATGTTTCTAATATTATAAGAGCATGGTATACTGGAGCTATTTCAGATGACGGATTTATTGTGAAATTATCTAATGCAACTGAGTTTGTAAATAATATTAATATTCAACCTGAACTTAAGTTCTTCTCAGTTGATACACATACTATATATCCCCCACAATTAGAATTCAAATGGAGAGATTATACATGGAATACTGGTTCATCAACTTTAACAATACTTAACACTCTACCTGCTGTAGTGACATTAGCTCAAAATCCTGGTTATTTCTATTCAGGTAGTGTCAATAGATTTAGAGTAAATGCCAGACCAGAGTATCCACCTCAAGTGTGGCAAACATCATCTATTTATACTCAAAACTACTATTTACCTACAGCATCATATTGGGCTATTAAAGATTTAGATACAAATGAATTTGTTATAAATTTTGATACTCAATTCACCCAACTTAACGCTGATGTTAGTGGTAGTTATTTTGATTTAAATATGAATGGTTTACAAACTGAAAGATATTATACTGTGTTAATTAAAACCACAATTGGTAATTCAACAATGGTGTATAATGACAATTATAGCTTTAAAATAATAAACGGATAATGATCAAACTACTCGACATACTCAAAGAAAATAAAACTAAAGTTTTAGTTCCTAGACGCTCTCCTGAAGAACGTCAAAAAAACTATCAAATAATCCTCCAAAAGAAAATTCAACAATACATCAAGGATGGGGGTAAAGGTAATTTAAATTTATCTAACATTCCAATCACCTCACTACCATCTGATCTTAAAGTTGGAGGTGATTTAAATTTAAATAATACTCCAATCGCCTCACTCCCTGATAATTTACAAGTTGGAGATTATTTATATTTAAGAAATACTAAAATCACCTCACTCCCTGATAA